GTTTCAGATATCTAACTGCTGTGCCTAATAACGTGTTATTAGTCTAAGACGCAACGCGGATCAGTAACTGGTTTCAGGGTTTCAGGGTTGGGCAAGGGGCGCAACGCGGATCAGTAACTGGTATCAACGGACCCCGAAGGGTCCGTTGGGTGGGTGGGTCAGTCTCTAAAACCCGTGAGCATGATTGACACATGTTCCTCCAAGTCGCGGAGCCGATTGTCCGTGGTCTCTTCGCGTTCCTTGAATGTCGCGATCAGTGACTCGTAGTGCTCCAGCATGCGCTCGTGCCGCTGCTCCAGATCGGCGAGTCGGGCTGGTGCGACACTGAATGTCGCGATCAGGTTCTCATAGTTTTGCACCATGTTCTCGTGCCGCTGCTCCAGTTCGGCGATCCGGCGATCCTGCGCGAATATGCGCTGTTTGATTGTCGCCATCTGCTGTATATGAGCCGGGCTTGCGGCCGGACCAGTGTCCCCAATGAACTGTAGTTGCTCTTCCAGTTTGCCGATCCGGCGGTCCTGCTCTTCGATGTCTTCCATGCGCGGAATGAGTTGGTAGTCACTGGGCGCTTCCGTGTCCCTTGCCAGTGGCGAATCAGCATTGTATGTCGCCATTGGTCGGGCCGTCGTTGGTGCGGGTATCTCCATGGTATGCACAAAACGCCTAGCGGCCATCAGGGCCCCAGCCAGTACGATAAGCACGCCCATGACAATCAGTTCGTCGGTGTTCATTGTTTCGCTCTCCTAGATGATGGGGACCCTTGCGGGTCCCCGGTTGGTTGGTTAATCGTTCGCCTTTGCGTATGCATCGGCCTGTTCTTCATCACTCGGTTCTGGAGTCGGAGTGTCGAGTGCCACCAGCGCCGCCACGATGGCCTGCTCGGCCTGCTGCATCCGCTTTTGCACTTTGATGTCCGCCAGACCCTCGATGCTCCGCTTGGCGTCCTCCAAACGCTTGCGGAGTCTGTCGATCTCCGAGACTACCTTCGTGGTCTTGGTCTTGGGATTGACCGCTCGGTCGACCGCATCGCGTAGTCGCCGCATGTAGCTTCCCGGCGCGCCATGGTGGTCCTTGTATATCGCCTGCTGGCGTTCCGTGCGGTCTCGCTTGTCGAGCACATATCCCCACTTCCCGCTCGACTTCAGTTCCCGACGGAGGACCTTCTTGACGGGTTCCTTGTCCTGCGGCCATGAGTCAATGATGGCGTTCCGGACTGTCTCGTAGAAGGCGAGACGAGAGGGGACCTCGTTACCGATCAGTGCGCGGTCGATACCGAAGGACTCGATCAGCTTACGTGTGGGATCGCAGAGCATGTCAGGCGTCGCTCCTGCCGCTACCATCAGCGCCACGGCGTTAGTCTGCTTGCCCTGCTCACGCTCAATGCCGCGCTCAGCGTCTGCAAATGCCTTCACATTCGCGAGGATGCCCTGACGGGCCGTTTCGATTGAATCGCTCATTTCTAACTCTCTAGTTGTGAATGATGCCTCACGGTGTCGCTGTGAGACGGGACCTACTTTGGCATACTCAGACGTGGCATACAATAGATATGCAGCACGAAATCTACCTAATAACGTGTTATTAGCATTTTTCAGACCGCCGACCCTACCCGCCCCCTATGCACCCCTAACTCATATGGGACTCCACGCTCCTGTGTATTACTAATCTCCACGAACAATTCGTATTTTTCTGAGTTGGGACCCCCCACCCCCCTCTATATAGGAAGTACCCCCGGTAGGAGTCCCAACCTCCTTGTGCAAAAAATAATTTTTCTATATAAACGCTCACAAATACTCACCCAAACGGGTGATCTGATATGGCTTTGGTACTGCAACCCGAGATAGGGGTCCCTTATAGCGACGATGTGCCCTATACCGACCTGCGAAAGTGGGCGGAAGCGGCATGTAACACGGCCCAGATGCTGGAAGAGCATGGGCTGGACCTCACTGCGACCAAGGAAGATGAGGAGTTCGCGGCCAAACTTGCGCTGGTGTACGCCGAAAATCCCGAAACGGCTACAAAAGCGGTCAGGTCAAGGGCAGCAACTGCGGTACCTCCCGCCTCCTTGGAGTCAACTAAGAACATACTGAACGAGTTCGGCCATTCCGTGGTCGAAAGTGCGGTTCAGGTGCGGCATTTAGTCACTAACAAGCTCTTGGAAGAGACCGAGAACCCCGATCCGAGGGTGCGGATTCGTGCATTGGAGCTTTTAGGCAAGATTTCGGACGTAGGACTGTTCGCGGAGAAGTCTGAAGTGACTATTACCCACCAGACGACCGACGAATTACGGGAAAGGCTTCGGGCTAAGCTGGAAAGAGTGATAAACCCGCCCCTTGAGATCGCCCCTGCGACCATAATCGACGGGGAAGTGATCGATGTGGACGAAGAATTGGGCCTGACGGCTAATACCTCTAAAGGTATAGGCGGTACGGATGAGTGACCCCGCTGCAAGTTTTTCCGACGAAGATTTATCGCAGCTTTTAGAGAATATCGACGCTTTTAGCGACACTGAAGTGGCTGAAATCTACCAAATGGTGGATGAGCTTGAGAGTCGTCGTGCAAATACTGCCGCGTACACGGATCTGGTCGAATTTTGCAAGCGTATGCAGCCCGATTACATCGTGGGCAAGCACCATAAGATCCTAGCTGACCTTTTGATGTCGATTGAGCGCGGGGACAAGGACCGTATTTGCGTAAATATCCCGCCACGCCACGGAAAATCGCAACTTGTCTCGATTATGTTCCCTGCGTGGTTTCTGGGACGTAATCCGGGTAAGAAAGTCATGATGGTGTCCCACACCACGGACCTTGCTGTGGATTTTGGCCGTAAAGTTCGGAATATGATCGCGTCTGAGGACTATAAGGAGATATTCCCTACGGTTGCGCTCGCGCAGGACAGCAAATCTGCGGGTAGGTGGAATACTAATGTAGGTGGCGAGTACTACGCCTGTGGTATCGGCTCTGCTCTGGCTGGTCGTGGTGCGGATCTGTTGCTGGTGGACGACCCCCACTCTGAGCAGGACGTTATTAACGGTAATTTCGGAGTATTTGAAAAAGCCTACGAGTGGTTCACCTTCGGTGCTCGTACCCGTCTCATGCCTCAGGGCCGTGTAGCGATTATTCAGACCCGCTGGCATATGGATGACCTGACCGGGCGGGTGACCAAGGATATGGTTCAGCAACCCCGCGCCGATCAGTATGAGGTAGTGGAGTTTCCGGCGATATTGGAGGTGCAGGAGGACGAGGAGTTGGTTGAGAAGCCGCTCTGGCCTGAGTTCTTCGATTTGGACGCGCTACTCCGTACCAAGGCGTCTATGCCGACATTCCAGTGGAATGCCCAGTACCAGCAGCAGCCTACGGCAGAAGAAGCCTCTATTGTTAAGCGGGAGTGGTGGGGCTCATGGGAACCGGACGATCCACCCTCCTGTGAGTACATTATTATGTCGTTGGACGCAGCGGCAGAGACCCACAACCGTGCTGACTACACGGCACTGACTACATGGGGTGTGTTCTTTAACGAGAACGAAGGTATCCATAACATCATCCTGCTGAACAGCATCAAGAAGCGGATGGAGTTCCCTGAACTGAAGAACCTCGCGATGGAGGAGTACGCCGAGTGGGAGCCGGATGCGTTCATAGTGGAGAAAAAATCTGCTGGGACGGCGCTGTATCAGGAGATGCGGAGAATGGGCCTGCCCGTCTCTGAGTACACTCCGCATCGGGGCACTGGGGATAAGTTGGCGCGGTTAAATTCAGTAGCGGATATTGTTGCCTCAGGACTTGTGTGGGCACCTCCCACCCGGTGGGCAGAGGAGGTAATTGAGGAGATTGCTGGATTTCCGTTTATGAGTCATGATGACTTGGTTGACTCCACAGTCATGGCGCTTATGCGCTTCCGTCAAGGCGGTTTTATACGCTTACCCACAGACGAACCTGACGAACTTCGTTACTTCAAACAACGACGTGGCGGTTATTATTAATGGCGCTTATACCAGAGTTAGAAGCCTTTATCGCTAAAGGGTCCCCCGAAGTTAGAGGGGTGCTTACTAAAGCAGCGAATAAGATGTCTGAAGA